GTGGACGCTTGGTGAGTCCCTTGGTGACCGTAGGAAGAGCATTAAGCTGCTCCTCGCATTGACCAGGAATCCTGACCCGAGGAGACTGTTGGCTTACTCCTTGAATCAGGTTGGGGACGGATGTGGTGATGTTAGCCATGTGTTAATGATTACGCAATGTCAGTTCTCCGGTTAATCCCAATGCGACTTGCGGTGTCGTAGTTGTCAAAGATGGTTCGATCTGAGTTGGTTCCTTCGGCTTCTTCCATAGCTGCTTTAGCCATGATCTCGTCCCGATAGATAAGTGCTTCAATCTCACGCGAACCAACAAGCCTGTTGGAGAACATCCGGGATGCTTTGAGTGTGATGTAACGTCGAGCCTGTTCGGGAAGCTCGGTGAAGTCGAGAAGGAAGGTAACATCTACCTTGATCTCATCAATGGTGAAAGTCGTTGTGTAGTCCTTACGGTTGAACAGTTTGTTTCCTCGTTGGACCACATCGTGTGTGTTGTCTACAGCATCTACTTGAAGGACGTTATCAGGTAACACAATCTCGTTGGATGAGTTAGCCTCAAGCGTGTAGTCTTTAGCTGTATTGAAATGCCACCCTTCTTGTTGAACCTCACGAGAGACCTCATCAAGAATACCTTTAGCTAATGCCGCTGACGGTGGCAGGGCGGTTGTATCCGCGATGGAGTTAACAGGAGATTCCGCGATGTATCCCAGCATGGTGTTAACCGCATTAAGTTCAGAAGTCAGGGTAGCCATAGTTGTTGTTATTATAAAAGAAAAAGGAAAGGGAAGGTAACACCCCCATCCCCCGAAGGGGACAGGGATGAAAACCTTGGTGTGGGATTAGTCAGCGTCCTTGATTTCAAACGCAGCTTCGGGACGAAGAACACCGTGGCCCATTGCATACTTAGCAACGAACAGGGTTCCTTGAAGCTCAAGCTTGTAATCACTCTCGGTAGCGAGGTCAAGAAGCTTGACGGTTCCGACAGCCGATGGGTGTCCACCAATGATGAAGGTCTTGGAGAGGTCACCGTTGTATCCGGTTCCGCTTCCTCCGAAGACATCGTTACGGGCGCTATCGTCATCCTGGTCCTGCGAAGCCTCGGCGACAGCAACGTCAGAGAGGTGGTTGGACTTGAAGATGCGAAGACCAGCAACCATTGGAAGTGCGCCAGTAGCAACGTCACCACGACCACCGAAGTCACGATTGATTACATCTTCGCCAGACTGGAGAAGCTTGTAGTAATCGCCGGGCTTCAAGATAGCGTAACGCTGTCCATCGTTCGGGATGTCGTTCTCATCCAACTTCTGAGCAGCTTCAAAGAGCTTCTCCTGGATGACAGCAGCACTGAAGTCAGCAGCCTCTCCTCCGTCGATAGCGATACCAGCTTTGCCTCCAGTAATAGTGGTAGCAGAACGAGCAGCAGCAACGAGAGTCTTCATGGTCGCGACATCGAAACGCTTGGCAAGAGCCTTACCGAGTTCCTTAGCGTAAATGCTACGGACATCGTAGTGGTTCTTAAGCTCATCGATGTTAGCAATGAAGGTGGAAGCAAGGAGAACATCATCAATCGTGATGACCTTCTCAGCGTGCTTAACAGTGCTAAGATAGCTGTTTCCAGCGTCAGCAATGTTTTCTCCAGCAGTGTGGTATTTAGCAGTCGCAATTCCAGTTACCGGGAACTGAGCGGACTTTCCGTTAGAGATGGTGCGGATCGTGTGAAGACCCTTCATAACATTCATCTCTTCAAAGGTGGTCAGGATTTCTCCTGAGAACACCTTCAAGAACAACGCTTGGGCATCGTTAGCCCCGTTGATTTGTCCCAATCGGGATGGAGTTGTATTTCCGTTAGCCATAATATATGGTTTCTATTTTTGTTTTTGGTTTAAGGGTGTCCTCAATCAAATGTATCCAGTGGTCGGGTTCAGAGTTATTGATTGTCCACCTCGGTGGGTCGCATCTTCGGCCTCGTTACGGAGTCTATCGTTATGATGACGGTTGTTGTTTTAACACCACCAAGCTAGTAATGCAGCTTGTAACAATGGTGAAAGTTGTATCTTCAAAGTCGTCTATGTGGGTTTGCCACGAAGCGACTGTGATGTAATGCTCGCCTTGGTCGATAACACAACCATAGACGGTGCATGAAATTGGACCATCTTCGCTGTCTTGCGCGTGGTCTAAAAAATCTATTTGAACGATGTCACCAATTACGACTTCTTCCGTTTCACACGGGCAGTCGGGGTGTTGGCAACAAACTGTTTCCCCTTCGCTCCAGCACGCTTCTTCTTCTTCGCAGTCGCAGCACGTTGAGGGATACTTAGGGATCTCGCTTTCGATAATGGAAGACATCTGTCTGGGTTCTTTTTGTTCTTGGAGGTTCCGCACTCGCCTTTGATCTTGCCATCGGTTCCGATACGGACCCAGTTCTGGTTTCTCCACTTAGCTAGCTCACCCACGGTTCTTCTTCTTTTTAATTGTTAACTTCGACTGCTTCTTCTTGCCTTTCCCGTAGTTGGGGTCTTTGCAATACTTTGATGCCGCCATGTTAGCGTAAGCACTCGGATACTTGTCGAAGGTGCGTTTAGCCCAAGCGATTCCTTTGGGGCATATCTTGGCCATTGTGTGATTCAGAACTTGAATTAAATAACAACACTACTTTCAACCACCCTTGGTCTTCTTCAGCTTCAAGCCAGAGCGTTTGGCTGCCTTCTTTGCGGCTTGCTTTCCTTCGGCGGTATACGGGTATTTCTTCTTTCCTACTTTGGGCATTTTGGTTGTTGTTGTTATTGGTTAAAAATTATCAGCACTTCCACCGTCTGAGTGCCAGAGCTTTCCTGGTGGGGCGACCTTTAGAATCCTTCATCGGTCCTTTAACACCTGACATACGCGCACAAAAAGACCGCTTCCTTGGGCCTCCCTTTGGTTGCGGTCTCTTAAGATTACTACCTGTCTTTTGGTTGTAGTATTTTCTCCCTTTCTCAGTCAGTCCTCCTTTTTCGGACTTGTGTTCTTTTCTAAGGGACAATCCTTTTCGTTTACTGGGCATCGTTCTCTAGGTCGTTGATGTAGTGAAGTATCTCCCCCAATGTTCTTTTCTCTTCTAGACTGAATTGATGTTGATCCAGCTTCTCTAAAAACTCGGGGAGCCTTGTCGGACGAAGAGTCGGAGCGCATCCAGTCATCAATAACATCACGCATGTCGCTATGCCTACGACGATATAACTCTTCTTCATAGCTGTCTAAAAGACCGCGAAGTGCCTCTGCTACTTTGGGGAATGAGATAAGTAGTTTTATGAGTAGTAGAGACAACTTCACGGCTATAAGTGTTAGTCCTTAGCTCGCCCGATGTTCAACGCGAGCCAGTCAACGATGCGATACGCCTTGCCAACCCAAGTGTCATCTGTGGGTGTAGGTGTTAATGCAGCGATAGCACTAGCGGCTGTCACGATGGCGGTAGCAATCCCGATGAGTTGTGTAGAGTTCTCCAGGATGTAGTTAATGATGTTAGACATATTGTTGTGGGGTTAAGGGGTTACGGCAATGCGAGCTTCAACGCTTCTACGATAGCCTTCGTCGTTCTCGTAGCGAGGATCAGCCATTGATTGAGTCATCTCGTAGCTAGATCCAAAGGGAACAGCAAGGGCGTTACCAGCAGTGCCTCCTTGGACAAGAGATACCGGATCTCCTCCGTCTGCTACATAGCGAGCATAGAGACCTCTGATAGCCATCGCAGCAGCATCTCTGTCTCCACTCTCTACGGTGTTGTTGTAGACCTGTTGTTCTTGGTCTGTGAGAGCGGTGGATGCCCACTCGGCCATAGACTCGTAGTTATCTTTTCCACCAATCTCCGCTTGAAGAGACTCTTCTTGTTGGGATTGGAGTGCCTCGAAACCTTGGACATAGGTATCAACAACATCCCTGCTTAAGCCAGCTTCTTCAAGACTCTGGTAGGCTGCATCGGATAACGTCCCAGTCTCGTAGTATTCGTCAGATGCTGCTGTTACGGCCTCACCCATTGCGGGTGTCGCTTCAGCTTCCTCCGGGTTGTCTTCGGACTGTTCTTTGTTGTTGTTGTTATTTTCGTGGAAGCGTTGTTCCAGTTGTCCGTAGGCTTCAGCCATAGACTCTGGGGTATCGAACTTCTCGGGGAGCCACTCAGGGCGTTCCGGTGTTTCCGTTGGGGTTTCCTCGGGTTGTTGTGGCGGCTGCTGTTGGTCACGCTGTTCTTGCGCTTCCTCTTGCATTGCGGCTTGCTGTTCCAAAGAGATGTTCTCCTCGGGAGTTGGGTCGTTGTATGTTACGGATTCCATTACTATTCAGGTGGTTCAACCTCCGGCATGTTACCCGCTAACGCCTGATCATTCAAGGCTTTAATGCCAGCGGGGCCGAGCTTCTCACTGAGAGCTTGCATTTGCGCCATCTGTGCCTCCTGTTGCATCTGTTCAGAACTCTTGATGAGTCCCTCAGTCTTGATGCCGAGAGCCGTAGCGCGTCTTTTGAAGTAGTCTTCAACATTAACAAATTGTCCAATAGCCTGTGGGCCAACCACTTGGGCAGCACCAGCAAGGAACAGGTCAAGTTTAGAGAG